ACCTAATTCCTGGTCAGCGTATAGGGGAGCTGGTGTAAACCATTGATAAACCTAGCTTTCCTGGGTCAACGGATACACTATCCGATGACCAATGACCTACCTGATCCAAGACATTAGGAGACATTAGGCGATCCTTGTCTGGAGAGGCCTTCAGTCTTTTAATTGCAAATCGGGACCTAGACCACCTAAGCTCCACCTAAGTCCCACCTAAGCTCCACCTAAGTCGAACCTCAGTCCAACCTCAGCCCCACCTCAGATCATCTTCAGCAGCACCAGGACCGCAGCGATCATAAGATCCAGCAGTAGGCTCATGGTACTTAGGTCCTGTTCTTTAGAGCATCGCAGGTGACCGTCCTGCGTCCTGGGCTGGGAGGATACCCTGGACGTCCTAGGCTCGGTCACCTGCTACCTGGTGATCGTCGGGAGGTTACGACACCGAGTATTCTTCATTAGGGGGTCGGTTAGTACCTGAGGGTCTTACGCTTATTAGTATGCTCTAGTGATTCGTCAGTAGTACCAGGTGGACCCGGGTCTACTGGAACGCATAAGGTACATATAGTGAACTAAAGGTGAAACTTGGGCAACGGATACACTAAACACAACGTACATGTGGATTTTCATCAGATGAATTGATACTCTGAATTCGTGTGTCTGTTTGGATGCATGGGGATGGACCAGGTAGCAGACCATAATTCACATTTGGTCGCCCCTGGTCCGTCTTGACTTACTCAGGGTGAACTGAGGTTTATACTAGCTATTTAAGAAAATGAGATAGTATGAGTCAACTACACCTCAGTTACTCACACTGTCTCCTACCAGTCTGTGGGTCATAGTAGCAAGCACCACCAACGTCACCCTGGTCATTCTCAGTAACTGGAGTTACCCCAACGTCATCCATAGGCTCCTCTGCCACGTCTTCTGAGGTAGAGGCATTGAGTATGCCATATCGTTTACCAGATGCTCGGAACGTCGTGCAGCCTGAGGCACCACCTTCGTAGGCGTCCATGTAGACCTGCTTGAAGTCTTCCCAGCCAACGTCATCACCTACGTTACATGTCTTACTACAAGCACTGTCGACGTACTCTGAGGCCACGTTGAGCACCTTCACATGATCGAACACCGAGAGTTCGTTGGCAGTCTTACCTTTGATGCCCCACTCTCGATATGCATAGTCCTCCACCCGTTCCTCTCGAGGACCATCGAAGGTCTGGATGATACGATCATAATAATGACTGAACACAGGCTCGATGCCAGAGCTCACGTTGTCAGCTGACAGACTGATGGTTCCGGTTGGTGCAACAGACAACAGGTGACTATTGCGTATGCCGTTCCGTCTTATGTCTTCCCGGATGTCCTTCGGTAAGGTCTTACAGAATTCACTCTCGAGCATCAGCTCGTCATATAGTGGGAATGGTCCCTTCTCTACCGCCAGGTCTACTGATGCACGATAGCAACCATCACGTATGATCTGCATGATCATCCTAAAGTTATTCAGGAAACCTGCCGACCCATATGGATGTCCCATTGCCTCGAGTGCATTAGCTACACCAGTCACACCCAGTCCCATCCTGCGCTTACTCTTAGCTTCGAGAGCTTGTTCCTCGAGTGGGTAGGTTGCTCGATCTACGACGTTATCCATAGCTCGAACTACATGCCTGATGTCTTCACCAAGCTGTACATAGTCGAAGTGACCTGGGTCATCCTTACTGATGCTTGGGCCTCTAACGTACTTCACCAGGTTGAATGACCCGAGTAGGCAGGCGCCGTTCGGTGGCAAAGGCTGCTCACCACATGGGTTAGTTGCTGCGATGGTCTCACAGTACCAAAGGTTATTCTTCTTGTTGATGCGATCAATGAATAGGATACCAGGTTCAGCCCAGTCCCATGTCGACCTCATGATCTGATCCCATAGGGCTCGAGCGTCTACTGTCTTATAGACTTTGTCTTCGAACACCAGGTCGAAGTCACTACCAGTCTTCACTGCCTGCATGAACTTATCGGTGACACCGACACTGATGTTAAACCCGGTCAGCTCAGTGCTATTGTTCTTCGCAGTGACGAACTCTTCGATGTCTGGATGATCCACCCGCAGAACACCCATCTGGGCGCCTCTCCGGTGACCAGCAGACGCTATAGTCTGACAAACAGCATCGAAGATACCCATGAAGCTGATAGGGCCTGAGGACTTGCTTTCCAGCGATTTAATGAGGGAGCCTCGAGGGCGTAGTGTACTGAAGTCATACCCAATACCACCGCCCAGCTGCATGGTTCGTGCTGCTTGTTTAGCTGCATCCATGATGCCTGACATACTGTCATCGATGGTTCTCGACACGAAGCAGTTGTATGGTGTGACCTTACGTGGAGAACCCATGGCCGACTGTACTCGACCAGCTGGTAAGAACCTTTGGTTATACAGGATCTCTTTGAATGCTCGGTAGTGTGGTTCACTGTCTTTCAATGCATCCGCTACCCGAGCCATAGCCTGCTTGAAGCTCTCCCCGTCTCCACGGTACTTCATGGCGTGGATCTCTTCAGAGATACGGATCGTCGGCCCGTAATGGCCAGCTGAGTTACTAAACATCATTCGGTTCTTTTCCTTTTAATAGATTGATCCGCATCTCGCAGTAGCGAATTGCTTTTTGGAGGTCGGTGATTTCAGATTGTGTCCAGTCCTGGCCCTCGTACTGCTTGAGGCCAGCACGACTGACGTACTTGATGATGTTGCCGCGCCAGAATTCCATACCGTTTTGCATGATGAAAACGATCGGTTCGACGGCCCACCTGGTGTAATGCGATGGACGCACCACGATATTGTCCTGGTGGTCTTTCTTATTAGGCATGACCAGGCTCCCAGAGCTTCACAGAGCCTGCCTCAGCATCCCAGTCCTGGTATCTTAAGATCCGAGCTAGACGTGCCTGCTGAACCGCATGGTCAGCACCCAGCTTCTGCTTCTGGTAGGCGTTGACTACCGTGTTCCAGGTTGGTGATTTATCCAGGAGCTTCTCAGCAGTCTTGGCGCCAACTGTAGGACAACCAGCGTACCCATCAGTCACATCACCAGTCAGCGTCTGAGTGTAGAACCACTTGTCAGCATCAGCTTGGCTGATAGTGACCAGCTCTTCACTCATAGGACGATAAAGCTTGCCTGGGACTGACCTAAGATCCTTGTCGTCAGATACCATGATGGTCTTATGACCAGGCGCCGTGCTGATGATGCCTAATAGGTCGTCAGCCTCGAGCAGTGGTTCTCTGAACCACCAATAGGTATCTTCGATCCACTTGAGGAATTCAGCGTACCCAACTGGCTTCCTGAGCTTCTTACGTCCACCCTTGTAGCTTGGGTCGATAGCCTTTCTAAAGTTACCACTGTCAGAAAGACAGACGACGTAAGTGTCTACTCGGAGATGATCGCAGGTGTTCTTTATGAACTCCTCGAAGATCTCTTTAGCTTGCCTTAGGTCGGTCGCCAGGGACCATACATCGTCGCCCCAGTCGATCTCTTCCTCGGCTGCGGCACAAGCTCGATAGGCATACAAGTCACCGTCAATTAACAGGACTGTACTCTCCTCTGGCTTGGGCAAGTACTTGCTGAAGGATGGCATCCAGCTCTCCTTTGGTTTCCATTCCGATTTCTGTAATGAGCCATTTGTTCCCCCAGACATCCTCGCCACAATTGGTCGAGATAAGGCCTTCTGATGCCGCTATAGCGACATAGAAAGCACCCTGACGTGCGAACTGGCTTGAGGTTGTAAAGGGGTTACGCCAAGCTCGATCTAAGACGATGTAGAGCGTGACGATTGCCTCTAATTGTTCCGTGATTTCAGTGGGTGTCAGCCCAAGTTCGTGCCACGGAATATTCTGAGGTAATGGGGATTTTAACTTTGAAATGGCGGCCTGCTTCTTGCGCCATTCGTCGAGAGATATGACCGACATTCTCAGCGATCTCCTGGGTGCGACAGGCAACCTGGATCTCGTCATGTATCCAACCAACGATGTATGCGTCGTCAGGAAACTGCCTGCGGATTTCGTGATAGGCCAGCTGCACCCATTTGGAGCAAATGATTGCTCCGCAAGATTGCAGGAGTTGCGAGAGCAACTTGTGTTCTGACCTTATGAACAGTTTCCGACCGTCGAGACCAATAAGATGACCTCGAGCTTTGTGTGCTGCCTTCAGTCTCTTTAGAAGAAGACCAAAGGCTGGGATGTTTTTGTTGAAGTTCTCCTTGAGCTGTTTTCCAAGCTTCACACCACCACCAGCAATCTTACCAATCAGCTGATCACCACCACCGTACATGGTGGCATAAATAAAGGTCTTTGCTTGGTCCCTGGTGTCCAACCCAGCAGCTTTCTGATTGTGGGTATGGATGTCACCATCGAGGATCTGTTGTGCATACTCGCCACCATCGTTGAGGTAATGAGCAAGACATCGAAGCTCGAGACCACTGAGGTCACTACCAGTGAGGAACCAACCGTCAGGCACTGTGAATAGCTCACGGCACTCACGTCCATGAGGCAGGGTTGTCTTTGGCACCTGAGCTAGGTTTGGAGACCTATGAGCTGAACGCCCACTTACGGTCCCATTTACCACTATCTGATGCCTGAGCTTTCCATCGTCACCTACCTTCTTGAGCCAAGCTTGAGGACCCTCAGCAAGCTGACCGATGCGCTTCTCAATTAAGAAATATTCAGCAAGCTTCTGTGCTTCAGGATAATGCAGCTGACTAAGAATGGTCTCATCAATCTGAGCGTGGCCAGTGCCTGTGAACTTCTTAGGCTTCCAGGCGTACTTCTGTCTAAGACAGAATTCGATGTGACGACGTGAGCTCGGGTTGAACTCGATCTCTTTACGTTTGGTAAATGGCTCACCCTTCACATAGCCAAGCTTGGAGTTATTCACCTTTGGTATGAATTCCTCGGTGACTTCCCAAGGTGGAAACAGCTCATCAAGGCCAATCTTTAGATCCTCTCTTTTCTGAGCAAGTAATGCATATAGATCGATTGCCTTACTTTTATCGAAGGTCCATCCATTGTTACCTATTGCATTACATATCTGAGCCATAGACATCGAGAGTTCGATGGACTGATCAGAGAAACCTAAAGACATACAGTGCTCGTAAAGAGCCTTGGTTACCTGAGTATCCTGGACACAGTAGTCCAACATCTCCTGGCTGAAGTTCTCCCAACCACCGTCGTAATCACCTTTGAAGTTACCTAAGCGCAGGCCCCATGCCTTGAGGCTATGGGAACCTGTAAGACGCTTAGGAAAGCTTTCTGGGTCCTTTGCATGGGCTATACTGTCCTTCTCTCCAAGGTTAGCCTCGACCAACCTTGAGAGGACGATTGTGTCCGTGACTTTGCCAAGTAGCTTAAAGCCAGGGTACACCTTCTGGAGCGCAGGGATGTCATAGTCGATGATGTTATGACCAATGACTTCCTCAGCATTCATCAGCGTGAACATTGCAGCCTTGATCTCGTCGGGGCCGTAAGTTTGCACCTCGTCGGTCTCGACGTGTCTTAGGACGACACAATGTATCTTACTGATGGTATCGAGGAGCCCGTCGCTCTCTAAGTCGAAGACCCAGCGGGTCACTTGGGATCTCCAAACTCGTACTCAGTGAGTTTGTCTTTCTCAGATTTAATGTGGTCTTCAATGAAGTCATAGACTGACTGAAGGTCCATATTTGCAGCTGCACAATATAAGACGAGCTTTAACCCTTCTTCTGCCAGTATTCGGCGACATTTTGAATACATGTAAAACTGGTAGGTTGCACTACCATCTGGATATTCTTTGAGTGTCTCTACACCAATGATATTAGGTTTACTCATCTATTGTCGCCTGAGCCGTTCAACTTGTTTGCCATTTGGCGAAGCCTAAGCTTCTCCAGGTTCATATGAGCCAGCTCATTGAGACTGACACCTAGATCTCGAGACAGTGCAGCGACGTACCAAAGAACGTCACCGAGCTCATACAGGATCTCAGCTCTCTGTCTGTCGTGAAGCTCTTCGTTACCATCGAACTTGATGTTCTCATCTCGGATGAGCTTCTTGATTTTGTCTGCAACCTCACCAGCTTCACTAGCTAAACCAAGAGCTGGATAGATGATCTTCCATTTGTAAATCATCGTTGCAGCAGCATCAGCCTGATATTCATTCATGGATAAAACTTGAGTGTATCTTTCAGATGCCATGAGTTCTCTCCTTTTTAACTCTTTCACGTTCAAGATCTCTTCGACGAAGTAAGACTTTGGATTGTCGGTAGACTCTGACTGAGCAGCTAAGGAGACGGCAGATCTCATCTCTAAGCTTGCCTTCCTGCATCAGTCTTTCGACATCCTCAAAGATGTCCTCAGCAAACACAGGAACCTTCACACCCTTGGCATAGACACTGACTGTGCCATCGATCTTTCGATTGATCGTTGGATAGACCAAGGTGAACTGGATCTTGTCTTTAGCTCGACTGTTGACGATCACCTGGCGCCCAGCTGCTTCGTTCCTCTCAGTCAAGTCATCAATGACTGACCACAAGTTCGGAAACGCTGAGTACTCCTGGATCTTTCCTTGGAGCTCTAGCTTGTAAATCACTCTGCTCTCCCTTTTAAAACGGACAATCTGTATTGAGGTAATTGATGTAATCGGTCTCGGTCAGTCGTCCTGTTTCGAGGCTGTACTTGAGCACTCCAGCTGCACCGACTTCACCCGTGTGACGGTTCTTGAGGACCACCAGGTTTCTAAGACCGGAGGTGGGTTCGTCAGGATCGACCTGGATGCCAATGCAGGTGTCAGCTAACTGAGCGATGGCATGAGAACCTCGAAGCTGACTGAGGCTGACCTGAGCCCCACCTTCATGGCCTTTGTCGCCCTGTGGTCGTCTTAGGTGTGACACCAGGATCAAGCAGATGTTTAAAGCTTGAACCTCGACCCGGAGCCTCGTCATGATTTCATCGACCAGGCGACGCTCGTCGTTCACTCCACCAGTGAGACCGGAGATTAAGATCGAGACGTGATCCAGGCATATCACCTGGCAACCAAGTGCTTTGTTCATGTAGCGAATTCGGTTGATGATGATGTCCAGATCTGTCGAACCAAAGTGATCGAACAGATAGAATTCACCCGCCTTCCGCATGTCATCGAAGGCTGACACGATGTCGTCCTCAGATGCTACATCCTGGTCGACAATGATGTTCTTATTCATATGAAGGCCAACCAGGCCTTGAGCTGTACGCTTGGTACTCTCCTCGAGCATCATCATTCCGATTGGAAAACCGGACTGCTGGATGTGATACATCAGCTCTCGAACAAAGGTGGATTTGCCGACCCCCGAGCCAGCGGCAATGGTGACCAGCGATCCAAGCCTAAGCCCCTTGGTAATATCGTTAAGCTTGGAGTATGGATAGCTAATGGGAGAGACAGCGTCCCCCACACCAATGACCTCTCGGAGATCGGCAGCTGCCACGATACCATCAGGTCGATAGTCTCGAGCCTGGTGTATCGCTTGAATGACAGTGTGTGCATCCCCAGCAAGGAGTGCCTCGTTGGCGTCCTTGTGCTCTCCGAGATTTGCAATCTTACATAAGCCGATCGGTAGTGCCTCAGCACATTCGATGGCCGCTTCTCTTCCTGGTTCGTCATTGTCGAACATGAGCACGACAGTTTCGAAACCAGTGACATAATCATAATTAGATAAGAGCGCACGTTTTGCAGACTGTGCGCCGTTGGGCAGACTGACCGTGGGCCACTTATGGTTCTGCATCTGGCTGACCGACATCGCATCGATCTCACCTTCGCAGATGACCAGGATCTTACCCTTTGACCACAAATGTGATCCAAACAGTGTCATGTTCTTCGCGTCGCCGACGATCGAGAACTTCTTATCTTTAGTTCGAACCTTCTGGGCTACTGGCCTACCCTTTTTGTCTCGGTAGGTCGCAAGTTGCACCGTTTTGCCACCCATAGAACCAACGGTGTAGCCAAACTTTCGGCAGGTCTCTTCAGTAAGCTTTCGCGCTCGAAGCGCCTGGAAGGTTCCATCGATGAGGTGGGTGTTTACTGGACGCTCTGGAGTGAACGTGGGCTTCTCGCCGTCACCACCAGTCCAGGTCCCGCAGCCAAAACAATATACATGGCCGTCGTCATATAACGCACCGTTATCGCGAGACCCGCAGTCATCACATGGTACGTGCTGAACAAACTGACTCTCAGTTGTTTCCTGCATGTAGTTTCTCTCCCAAATAAAAAAGGGGCCGACCGAAGCCGACCCCTTTGCTCTCCTTTTGTAAGAAAAGTGTCTAAATACGTTTTCTCTTTTATTTATTAGGGAATTCGCATTTGGACGCCTCTTTGGCTTCCTCAAGCCAATCATCAGGTATCAGCTTTGCAGCGTACCTGAACCCGTGCTTGTCACAGTACATCGCATATGTTGTGGGAGATCCCTTGTACAAACGAGCGTTCTGATTTGAGAAGACGAAGCGGATGTCGAGGTCAGGACACTGTTGTTTGACAAGGATGTGTTTTGCACGGTCCTGGACGGTCCAGATGCCCTTGGTCTCGACAAAGAAAAAGCCCCCTGGCTTAGGGAGCTTGAAGTCAGGCGTGTACTTAGCCTGACGAGATGGGATGACGTAATGGATCTTGTCAGTCTCATAGAGCAACTCGATCCCCGCGTTTACGATTTGGTCACTGATCTTCTTTTCTAAGCCAGACCTATAACCAAGACGGAACGCAGCCTTAGAAGTCCTCAAAGTTGTCTTCTAAGTTACTCCCACCGAAGTCGTTCGAAGATGAACCAACTTCGAAGCCCTCTACGCTATCAAAGTCACCAGCACCATCACCCATTCCACTGGATACAGGGTTAATGACCTGGATCGCAGCCAAGCGAAGACTGATGCCTTTCTTCGCGCCGTTAACGTAAGAATCAACCTGACCTGATGCTCGAAGCTCAGAGCCACTAAACATGTTAGGTACCTGATCCAGTGGGATCGGGTTGCCCTTAGCGTCATAGTATTTAGGTTGATACTTAGACTGGATCTTGAACGCATATTCACCAGTCTCTTCGTCGATCTTAAACGGCACATGGACTTTGTCTTTTGCACCGAAGTTCTCAGCCTTGGCCTGATCCAGTAGATCAGTCATATGCTTTGCATCCGATGGGCTCAAACGTAGTTCGACTTTGTACTTACCATCAGGGTCGAATGCCGTATCCGGCCTGCCAGGTTGTAACCACGGATACTGGGCAGTTCCCGAAGGGGTAACGAACTTAATCTTATTCATGTCGAATAGTCTCCTTGATAGTTTCCGACGTGAAACTCGAACAGAGCTTCTAAGGGGGTCGGTTAGTAACTACCGATCTTCACAATCATCTTTGAAGATATCGATCACTAGTTCGATCTTATGACCAAGGAATTCTATGTCTTCTGCCTTCGATTCGTCTCTCAACGCAAAAGCTTCAGCAATGGTCTCGCATATACCAATACAATCCCACGTATAATCACCGTCTGTGACATAAATGTACCCATACACCGCATAATAAGGTGACATATCTCTCTCCAATTTTAGCTAAAGCAATACTCACTATCGAGGACTGATCGAACGTCCAGGTTGCCTTTCTCAGGTACTGGTTTGAGCTCCATAGCTGGATCTTCCAGTCTGTTCCGACAGTCACGCTCGAAGGCAGATAGGACACAATGATCCTCGTACATGTTCACCAGGGCGTGACGGATACAATGGTAGAACGTCCAGGTGTCAGCTGCTGAGGTACCGAAGGCGTCATGGATACAGAAGAAGTCTTTTATACCGTTCTCGAGGCCCAGGACGATCGACAACTGCATGTGTGCACTGTCCCAGCTATGGACGACGTTAGGTGCAATCCCAGCCCTCGACTTCCTGGTGTCAGTCCTCTGACCTACGCCATGCAAAGAGAACCTGGTCTCCTTAGGCATCTTGGCCTCACGGTCATACAGAAAGATCCTCACCCGTTTGACGTCAGGCTTGGTGTACCTCTGGATAGCCGGGAAATAGCTAGGTGTTCTCCACCGGACAGACTTACCTTCTCGAGCCAGTGCATCAGCATATGACTGTAAGAATTCCATACCTTGGGCCACCGAGGAGATGACCTTCTGGACCGCCTGGTAGGTGAACTTAGCAAGGAACCTAGCGTAGTGCTCTTGCTGCCTAGGATCACCAAAAGGATGCTCAGAGATCTTATTGTAGTTCACGTCCCGCTGTAGCGGTTGCATGAGGTCTTCGATAATCTGATCGCCAAACCCACGCTCGACGCTAGAGTAGCCGTAAGTCATGACGTTCCGTTTCACGGTGGACCTGGTGATACCGAAGTCCAGCCAGAGTTGAGCGTCATCGGTTCCATCTTCAGTAAGGTCTTCGATGACCTGGTCTGCTACGTTCTGGTAGACATCCTGGCACTCATCTGAGGGTACCAGGTTGACCATGTGCCCGTCCTTTTCAGACCGGAGAGCCATGGCGTAGTGCTGGACACCTGAGTTCGTACCATCGAGACTGATGGGTAGGTGGTACTGCTTGTCATCATCGAAGTATGCGAATATCGCTGCAAGGAACTGGAACGGCTTGTCAGCCTTAGTCCAGAGATCTGTGGTGGTCTCAGGGCTCTTGTAGATCTCCATGAGCCAGTCTTCATTGTCACTGACCCACTGAATTCTATCCTCGAGGCTTGCTTTGGATATCTTATCGAAGTCTCCAACATTAGCTAAATGGATAGACAACCATCCAAGATCCTCTTCGCCAATCTCTTTACCATTAGCGAACTCGAAGAGAGCTTTGATGTGATCGTCTCGGTGGTAAGAGAAGCTTGAAGTCGGGTACATCCGGCCACGGAAGTCATAAGACCAACCAATGTAAAACCTGTCTACTTCTGCCATCTTCTTGGCGGTTCGAAGGTCATCGTTCATGACAACCAGGTTAGCTACACTCTCCCGCCTCTTGATATGCCAGTCCTTCTGGTCCCGCTTCAGCTGCCTCTGGGTCTTCTCAGGTAGCTCTTCGAAGTTCTCTGGGAGCTTAGGGAATGCAGGTGGCTCTAACTCAGGGAACTTACCAAACCTAAGCTTCTCTTGAGCGCAGTAGTCTAAGACATCAAGAACCCGTTTGTTGATGCGTAGAGGGGTAGCCTGCAGCGCATTCAGAGCCCTGACGTACAATGGCTCTCCGTGCTTCTCAAAGTCCCTCTCGATGGCCTTCTTCTGCTCTGCAGTGGACTTGCGAACTAGAGGAACTAGAGCTGATAGAGTTGGGTCTTGGTAGACACCAGTCTCAAACCCGGTCCATGGCTTAGGTGGTACCACTAAAGGTCCAAACATTGGTTCGGTCCAGGATGCATCGAATAGACGATGCTTTAAGAGTTCTTCAGCCTCTTTAGTTAGACCTAACGTTCTATGGGTCTTTAGGTTCTCTTCGACGATTACCACCTCAAATAAATCAGAGACCTCTAGGATAGCTGACAGTATTGGAGATGCTGCTTTGACCTTGTCTTTCCGTCCCCACTTCGAGAACTGAAAGCCAGCCTTAGATGCTATGATCCTAGCTGCCTTCATTCTGTAGCGTTCACTAGAGTGATCCTTAGTCACCTGGTTCACCAGGCGCTTAAAGAGACTACTGTCATACTCCTCAAGATCATCAGCCCATACCTCAAGCTCCACCCTGGAACCAATCATGGAAAGACATCCAGCCAAGGAGTTATGCTTCAGGACGTTCTCGTAACATGAGTTCAGACCGATGTAGGCTAGGGTATCTGTACTTAACCCAATGAGCATGTCGTACCACTCAGACTTTCGGCCTCTGCCACAGTCAAACCTCTGTTCGTCTTCTTTTAGGTATTTAGCGATGGTGGACGAAACTCTTGGCAGAGCTTCAGTTATGAGCTTGTGGGGAACTTGTCGTTGAGCTGGAGATAGTTTCTCCTGGCGTCTTTCGTATCTCTGATGACCTCTCTGGATCATATCTTGCTCGAGTGACGTTTGAAGGTCCTCATGCAATTTCATAAGTATCTCCCAAGTTGTGTTCTAAGGGGGTCGGTTAGTGGTCGCACCTAAAATGGTAAGAAAAAGGGGTCTCTAGGACCCCATGAGCTTGGCTATTTCCACCCGCGTTTCTGGTGTCTGGTGGACGTACTTGGCCGTCGTCTGGAGACTTCGATGTCCTAGCTGTTGAGCTACAGTGATTGTTGGTAACTTCAGCTCGTTTGCCATCTTAGTGGCTGCAGTATGACGAAGTACGTGAAAGACGAATTCCTTGTCATTCTTGGCAATCCGATAGCGAGCCTCAGTCCAGGCATTGTAGAACCTGCGGTGGCTGTAGTGCTCTGATGGGTTGAACTCGAGAGCCTTGATAGCTTCGAAGGTCCTACCAGCGCAGACGACGTCACGATCATCACCATTCTTAGTGTTCGTCAGGTGGACTATGCACATGTCACCTTTGACCTCGACCATGTCTGGGGTGATCGACAGGATCTCTCCGTGGCGCATACCAGTGTTAACTGCGATGGTGCACATGTGGCGCATCCACCAGTAACTGCCGCCTTTGTAGTCGCGCAGGAAAGCATCGAGCTTCGAGAGCTCATCCTCTGACATGTAGCGGACACGATTGGTTCGAACCTTAGCGAACTTGATCTTTGGAAGTCTGTCGATCTCCTCCAGGTCGAGCGCATGTTTCAGGATGGCGCTAATAGCAGCCTTGTAGTGATTGACTGTGTTCTCTGAGAGGCCCTGGTCCTTCAGGTGGATACTGAAGGCCTGGATGTCGCGAGCGTTGACATCGGTAATGTCTTTGAAACCAACGCCCTCGTATTCAGCGAAACGGTGCATCTTGGCGGTGCTCTCAGCCAGGTGCTTGCCGCTCCAAATATGGGGACCCTCTGTGTTCACAAAATCGATGAAGTTCATGATTGTTCTCCCAAACAAATCTTAGTAACCGAGGCCATGTGCAAGCAGCATCAGAAAGTACAGCGAAGCGAATATACTGAGGACACCAAAGATGTCCCCAGCCCAGTTCATGATGCGTCTGTTGCGCTTAGTCTTCATGGCGACACCTCAATCTTGAGGTCAGCGATAGCCATGTCTGTCAATATATCTAACTGGATAGCGTCTAACTCTTGTCCGCTCAAAATATCAGCGATGTCTCTGATGTGCTCACGGTCAACCTTGTGTCCAACATTAAGTGAGCAAGCTACCGAGAGCCTAATACTTTTCATCAAGCTTTTGCTAAATTTAGCCATCTTTCAGTCTCCTCAAAGATAACTAGCGACAGTGTCGGATAATGCGTCTGGGTTACCGCCAGCACGGATGTATTCCGCAGCTCTGGAAAGCTCACCACGCTCGAAACGCTCCCAAGCTTCTGAGCCATAAACAGGATCAATAGCTCTCCAGTGGTTTATGTTAAGAGAGCCACCGTCATCCAAATGAGCATCTATGCGACGTATCATACGATCAACGCGCTCTTTGCATTCATCGTGTGAAAACTTCGATGAGGGTAGACCCCAGTAATGCTCGTAGCGACGCCCGTCTGTCAGTTCTGCAGTGACCCGATAATAGGTGCCGACGTGGTCGCCTGGGCTTTCCGCATCAGGGTTAAGGTATTCGAACAGGTAATCCGACCTGTAAACTCGAGTTACTGTCGCTTTATCAACATTAGTCATCTTTCAGTCTCCTTTAGTTAGGGACTGACGTACTCTCCGATGACATCTGTAGAGTTTTACTAAGTGGTGCCCAGGGGCGGATTCGAACCACCGACACGCGGATTTTCAGTCCGCTGCTCTACCAACG